TCCATATGCCGTGATTGGCAATGATACATCAGTTGCTTTTGATACAGACGATCAGGTTGGGGCTGAAATCACTGTAACCGTGCATTTCTGGTCACGCGCCGAAGGGTTTAGCCAGGTCAAAACAATCATGCAGGCGGCATATGATAGGCTAAATCGCGCAACCCTTTCCAAAACAGGCTATTCTGTGATAGATTGCCTGCATGAGTTTTCCGAGGCTATGGATGATCCTGATGGCGTCACAAAGCACGGAATACAGCGATACAGATTGACCATTCAGAGAGGCTCTTAAAATGGCACTGACTTCTAGCATGATGGCCTTTCTGCGGGCCACCGAAACTGGATCAAACGATTTTGGAGGGCCGACGTTCTCGCCATCCATCGAGCAAACCATTTCCCTTACCGATGGCACATCGGCGGGCATGGCAAACCAACTATGGGTTGACGAGCGCACCGTAGCATCCGCCACCAACGATGATCTTGACCTTGCTGGGGTGCTGACTTCGGCTTTCGGATCGACGTTGACGATGGTCAAAATGGTTGGCCTGCTGGTTATCAATGCGCCGAAAAACAGCGCGACTGCAAATACCACCAACCTGACCATTGGCGGCGCAACTAACCCATTCGTCGGCTTCCTTGGCGGCACCACCCCTACCATTGGCCCAATTCGCCCAGGTGGTTTTGTTTTCCTTGGGTGCAGCGATACTGGCGGCATTGGCACAATCACGGCCAGCACCGCAGACATTCTTCGGATCGCCAACTCGTCGGGCGCAGCGGCGACCTATCAAATCGGCATCTTGGCCCGTAGCGCGTAAGGATTGAAATCATGGCTGGCACTAACGGCAGAAACCTGCAAATCAAATGGGATAGCGTCACCCTAGTTGGCGTCAAAAGCAAAGGATACACGCTCACCAATGATCTGGTAGACGTGACCACGGACGACGATAGCGGCTGGCGCACCTTGCTTACCACGCCTGGCCTTCGGTCTGTGGATATTACCGTCGGTGGAATTTCGTCGGATCAGGTGCTTATCAACGCATTCTTCAATGGCATCAGCAAAACCATCGTCACGGAATTGCCGACTACCACGGGAACGCTGACTGGCACCTTCCTTCTGTCCAGCTTTGAACAGACTGGCGAACATGATGGCGCTGTGGAGTTCACGGCTGAGTTCATGTCGAGCGGATCTGTCACCTATGCGGCTGGTGTTTGATGCGGTCAATGACGGCTGAATTTGGCGGGTTGCGTTTGGAGTTGGCAGCAACTTTCGGCGCAGCCCGTGATATTGCCAAGATAGTTGCAGATCCGCTTGCTATCGCCCGTGAGGCCGCGCTTGAGGCAATGATGGCGCAGGTTGGGCAAGTCTATCATCCCAAGTTTTCGTTTACCGTCGATAATATCCCGATGATAATTCACATCGGAGCAAAAGCGGCGGGCGAAGCCGTGACGCTTAAGGATGTTCAGGAATCGGTGTTTGATGCAGGTCTATTGATCGGAAAATCAATTGCATCTGACTATCTGGCTTTGATCGTAACGCCGCGATCTGAGGAAACGCAGCCTGACGAGGGTAAGGAACAATCGGGGGAGTAACGTGGGCGGCGTTTGAGCGGTCAGCCTATCAAGCCGCCCGATCTTGGGATATGCAGCCTAGCGAGTTTTGGCAATTACCTGTTTATGATTGGTGGGTAGAGTTGGACGCCAAGATTGTCGAAAGCCGTAGGATTGAGGAAATGACAAGCGGCAAGGCGACTGCTGGCGGATTTACAAAGTCTGAATGGGATAAGGCGCGTCGGATGCATAAGGAAAAGATGAATGGCCGAACTGAGCGCGCTTAATATCAAAATCACTGGCGATGCTGGCGACCTAAAGGCGGCTATCGGGGTTGCTACGTCAGAACTAGGCAAGGTCGCAGTTGCAGCGGATCGCGCCAACGTCGGAACGGCGCAACTGGCAACCGGTCTTGGCAACACGGCGCGCGCGGCTGGCAATAACTCAAACGTAATGCGCGGCATGGCGCAACAGCTTTCGCAGGTTGGCCAGCAAACTATGGCGACTGGCAACTTTGTGCAGGCGCTGGCAATTCAGTTGCCTGATATGGGTCTGGCATTTGGTGCGGTAGGTGCTGCGGCTGGTTTGCTTGCCGGTATTGCATTGCCTATGCTGATGGCCGCATTTGGTGGGACGAGCGAAAAGGCTGCGGCCTTAACAGCTGCAACAAAGGAATTGACCGAGGCAACAGCAGCATTTCGGATGCAAGCGGCGGCAATCACTCTTGGTGTAGATCAAGAGGAAGTTGCTATTGTTCAGCACATGAATGACCTACTATCGCAGCGGACTTCAATCCAAGAGAAGCTAAACGAAACATATGGACGCGCGCGCATACCGCTTGAGGCGCAACTAAAGGTTATTGAGGCGGGGATCGTCGGGTCGCAAAAGCAACTTGATGCTTATCGGCAGGCGCGCGATGAACTCGCAGCACTGAAAGCAAAGGCAGATGCCGTAAATACCTCAATCGGCGGCATGGTCAAAAGCACGGTGGATGCCAAGAACGCCGTGATTGCACTTGTGGCAAACGCACCTAGCGGCGGATGGCTGTCTGGGGCTATCAGTGATGCCGCCGCACTGGCAAGCAGGCTGGCAAGCGCAGCCGCTGCTATGGCAACGCTATCTGCCAAGGGGTCGGCACAGGTTGGCAATGCTCCGCCTGCCACGCTTGGATATTCTGGCGCTGGCAATGGCACAGCTGATCTTGGCATGAGCTTCGGCGGTGGCGGTGGGGGTGGAGGTGGGTCAAATCCTATCGTAGGTGAATTGGAAACCCTGCAAAACAGCCTCATGACGCAAGAGCAACTCCAGATAGAAAGCTATACGCGGCAGCAAGAAACCCTGCGCGCGGCTCTAGATCAGCGGCTTATCACTCAAACCGAATATGCCGCAATGATGGAGCAAGCGCAGCAACAGCACTCCGACAAGATGAGCGCGATTGATGTGTATCGCTATGGCGATGGGCTACAGAAGGCTGGCGCTTTCTTTGGAGCGATGGCTGATGCCATGTCGTCTGGCAATGACAAGATGCTGAAACTTGGTAGGGCGTTTGGCGCTGCCGAGGCGCTGATTAACGCATGGCGGGCATATGCGCAGGTATTGGCAACGCCTGGAATGAACCCGCTTGCCAAATTTGCGGCGGCTGCAAAGGTTCTGGCGGCAGGCATGGGCGCGGTCAATGCAATCAAGGGCGGTAGTAAAACAAGCGCAGGAACGGCTGGGGCTGGCACCACAACGCAAGCCGCTGCAAGCCCGACGCAGACGCTAAACTTCACAATCTCGAATGATCCGTTTGGATTTGGAGAGCGGATTATTCGTCAGATCGCAACGCAACTCAATCAGGCAGGCCGAAACGGCATGAACATTCAGGCGGTGGTATCATGACACTATCAACGTCAGGCTATACCGTCGGGGCGAATATGCCGCTAAACCATGCGCGTATTCTCTATGCGCCGATCACTGGCACAGTGACCGCAGGAGGCACAAATGGCGATTATGCGACCAATGATTACACATTCCAGAAGTGGGCCTGTGGTGCGCTTTCTGCGACGTGGGTAATCGTCACGGCGGCTGATGCTTCGGTTGATACCGTATTCATCGCATCGCACAACCTAGGCACTACCGGATGCACTGTTGAAATTTCAACCGCTGCCACGGCAGGTGGGGCGCACACAACGCGGGCGACGATCACGCCGACTGACAATAGCGCAATCGCTGCGATGTTTAATAATGTCGGCGTTGCCTATGTAGTCAGGGAGGTCAAGCTAACCATTACTGGCGCATCTGCTGATGCACAGATCGGAATTATTCGGGCTGGTGTTGCCATGCAAATGGAGCGCCCGATCTATGCTGGCATTACGCCTATCGGGCTATCCAGGCTTGTCGAGACGCGGCATAGCATCAGCGAGACTGGGCAATGGCTTGGCCGCACGGTGCAGCGCCAGGCTTCCAGAACGCAAATGCCGTGGCAAAACCTGACCGCTGCATGGGTGCGCAGCACTTGGGCAACATTTGCACTGACACTCCCACAAACGCCATTTGGCTTTATCCAAAACCCGCTTAGGATGCCGGAAAGCGTAGCATGGTGCTGGACGGATGAAGTGCCGCAGCCTGAAAACATGGGTGTTCGTGATCTAATGGCCGTAACTCTGAATATCACGGGGCTACTGGAATGACCTTCGCGCGGGAGCCTTTGCAGGTTGTCGAAATTGTGCAGCCGCTATGCAGCCGTGTTTTTGGCACATCGCCATGCCTCGCTACCGGCGAGAAGTGCTTCAACACGGATGCAAGCTGCAAGTATCTTGCCGCGCTTGATTTGACAGATGAAGTGGTGATGCAGTTTGTCTATCCTGCGGCAAATAGATATCTATCCGATGCTGGCGCTTTCCAGCCGTCTAACGCAATTCCGGCGCTGATGGCTGTTGATACTGCGCCAACGGTTCTCAACGTAGGGGCTGGCAATTCCGATCTATCACCGCTTGGCCTTCGGGCTGTTGCAACGGTGGCAATCAAGGACTTCCCATATAACGATATTGGGTTTGATCCTTATATTTCGTCGCGGTCATATGATCCGATGGATCGCGGATCATTCTGGACTAAATGGCTTGCGCGCAATCCGTATCACACTGGCTATGTGTTGCGGATTTACGATGGCTATTTTGGCGATGCTTTGGCTGACATGATTAAGCGCGAATACTCGATTGAAAAGATCGATGCGGCTAGATCGTCGGTGCAAATCACGGCTAAGGATATTCTCCGCAAGGTAACTGATACACAAGTAACTTGCCCGCCATTGTCGGCTGGGTCTCTTGCTCTTGGAATTACCAATAGTGCTACATCATTTAATGTAGCTGGCGCTGTGATAACTGATTATCCCGCAACTGGATGGGTGCGGATTAATTCCGAGATCATGGCCTACACTTCCGTTGCAACATCAGGAAGCAACCTTGCCTTTAGCGGTGTAACGCGCGGGCAACTTAACACAACGGCATCGGCGCATAACCAGTTTGACAAGGTGCAGCGCGTTGTATCGTATGTGTCGGAGCCGTTTACGGATATTATCTATGATCTGTTGACGACGTGGGGCGCAATCCCGACAAGCTATATCACCAAGGCTGATTGGGATGCTGAGTTTAACGAATGGCGCGCGCTTTACACGTTCACGGCGTATCTATCAGATCCGGTTGAGGTGCAAAAACTTGTAGGCGAATTGTGCCAGCAAGGGCTTGCAAACGTATGGTGGGATGAGCGTGTGCAGAAAATCCTTTTGCGCGCGCAACGGCCAAACTATAGCGCCGCAACTCTGACAGAAGATGCAAACCTTATTGCTGACAGCGTTGTGATTGAGGAAAACCCAAAGGACAGGGCTTCGCAGGTCTATGTCTATTATGGGCTTAGAAACCCGACACTGAGCGTGACTGACAAATTCAGCTTTTCTAATGGGGAAGCGATTATTGACGTTGATAAAGAGCGTCAATATGGCGAAAGCAAGGTTAAAGAAATCTTTTGCAGATGGGTAAACACAAGCGTTATTGCCGCAACGCTTGGCAACGCCTACCTGCAACGGTTTCGTGATGTGCGAAAGGCGATCACGTTCAACCTTGATGCCAAGGATATTTCATCTGTGTGGACTGGCGACGTTTTGCTTGTCAATCACTTCCTTGATGTTGATATTTATGGCGCGACAAAGAACGGATCATGGCTTATCACATCAGCCGAGACAGTGACGCAAGGCGGGGTCTATAAGTTTACGGCAGAGGATAACGAAAGCGCCGGATTGCTTTGGGAATGGGTTGCTGATGGTGACACTAACCCGCTTATGGATACAGGATGCTGGGTTGATGCAGACGGAACAGACGGCGCAGGCAATGTGATGCCTTACAGGTGGATTTGACATGACGACATACACATCAATCTCTAGCGCGCTAGTCGCTGTCGGTGCAAAGCCGTTTGCTGCGACAATTCAGGCGCTGCGGGATAACACGCTGTCGATTGCCGAGGCAGATGCATCGGTTCCGGCAAACATGCTACCAACTGTCTTACTTGGAACGATAACCACCACAAGCGGAGCGACGCAAACGCTGAGCGGGCTTGTGCTAACTCCTTACAAATTCCTGAGGATTGACGTTGATGGTGTTTCGTCCAGCTCAACAGCAAGCCTTTATATTGCATCATCTACGCTTATCATTGGCGGATTGATGGCCACCACAGGCAACGCATGGTATGGTCTGTTTGATGTATCTCTTGCGTCTGGAATACTGTCAGGACAATCATCCGTGCAAAACCCTGCCGCTCCACCATCATTGTTATCAACCCCAACTAACTATATGAACAGACCTGGTTATTCCACGGCAACAGCATCAATCACGTTTGGGGTTACTGCTGGAAGTTTTGACGCAGGGTCAATCAGGGTTTTTGGCGTAAAATAACGCAGAAAATCACACATGACTTAACCCAGTAAGCGCATAATGACATAGAGCATATGTTATGGTATAACGTAGCAATCCTAAATGAATGGAGGCCGTTATGGCTCAGAATACCGATCTGAATATCCCCGCAAATGCTTGGACACAGTTGACTGATGCTGATGTTTCGCAAATCAGCTTTCAGAACAAAGGCGGGACGCATATCTTTGTTTCAGCCACGACGGATACAACCGCGCCAAATACCTTTGCGGGGTCTGCGAGATACAATCCTGGTCAGGGTGAAAAGAACGTTTTGCTGTCTGACATTTGGCCGGGGCTGTCTGGCCGTGATCGTGTCTGGGCCTATGCTTATTCGCCCGTGACGGTGTTTGTCAGCCATGCGTGATATTGCAAGCCCGTTTGATGGCTTTGCATCGCCATTCGGACCGCAACGCGGATTTAGCCCTAGCAGCGTAGTCTCCACATTTTACGCATCAGCCTGGTATGACCCGTCGGACATGTCCACTCTGTTTCAGGACAGCGCAGGGACGATCCCCGTTACCGCCTCGAATGACCCCGTTGGCCTGATGAAGGACAAATCGGGCAACGGGCTGCACATGCGGCAGACCGTTGCGCTGTCGCGTCCCACGTTTGTCATCACCGGATCGCGGCGGCGGCTATATTTCGACGGCCTTGATGATTGCCTGCTGTCCGACACGATCACGCCGACCGTGGGCAAATTTGAAGCCATCGTCGGCCTGACAAAAGCGGCAGACCCCGCCGCGCGCGGCACGGTTTTCAACATGCCGGATAACGGATTTTCCGCTGTCGCCTTGGAGGCACCGCTGGCCGCTGGCACAAACACGCGCCTGTATCATGCCGGTCTTACAACGGGCAGGTCTGTGGCGACGGCGCTGTCGTTGAATACGCCGGTTGTCTACGGGATCATTTCCGACCTAGCCGGGCCCACCCTGACTTTGCGCGCCAATGGCGTTCAGGCGGCAACGGACGCCAGCACCACGGGCGGCGGCAACTTCCGATCCGGGCAGATGTCTCTTGGCGATTACGTCACCCCGACAGGCCGCAGATTTCAGGGCTATCTCAACGGCGCGATTTTCCGCTGGTCCCCGACATTGCTGACCGCCGCACAAATGACGGCCTGTGAAAACTGGATGAACTCACGCACGGGGGCTTACTGATGCCGCTTGTAACCATTGCTTGCCCTGCCGCCATGATCGAGGACGCAAATCAGATCGGAAGAGCACACGTCTGAACTCCAGTCACGTTTCGGAATCTCGTATGCCGTCTTCTGCTTGAAAAAAAAAAATAAGAAAAAGATGAAAAAAGAGATAATAAAAAATATAATAAAGAAGAGAAGCAAAAGAGAAGACATAGAAAAGTGAGAAAAAACAAGACAATAAACAAAAAGAAGAAAAAAAGAAAGACAAAACCAGAAGAAAAAGAATATAAGACAAAAAAAAAAAAAA